TAAGTGTATGTTCTAGGCTTTTGATATGTGTTTCTACCTCTGCTATGTAATCATAATCAGGTATGAAAGGCACAAACTCACATACTTTTTGATCTTTTCTTTTTGGCTGTTTACCTGTTGCTACTAAGAAACTACAATCAATATTCTTTTTTGTTTTTTCTTGAAAAGCCTTTTTATAAATAGCCATTTGAAGTTTATCATCATAAGTAACCATAAACTTATCTTTTGTTTTTAAATCAATTATGTAAACAGTTTCTTCATCTTCATAAACATAATCAACAAAACCAATAAAAGGACAACCATAAATTAATGTTTCAATTCTAATTTGATTGTTAATTAATGTTTTTTTATCTTCAAAAAATAAAAAAGCATTATGTAATTGCTCAATCATTGGTTCAATAATGTCATATTGTTTTTGATTTTCTTCAATATCATCAATAAAGTTTGTGGCTGATTTGTAATAATTTTTAGCTACTTCAACACAATCTTTTATAGATGTTCTTTTTAAAAGAAATTGATCTATACCAAACTCAACAGCTTTACCTCGTTCCATTCTTGAATTAGACACTCTTGGATAACCCATTACATAATCAAGAAAGAACTTAGCTTTATTATTTTTATAAGATTTTAACCTACTAGCTGAAAAAGGTAGTAAGTGATTTTCTGTCTCAAACTTCTCAAATAGTTTCAAATCAATCATTTTATTCTCCATTAAATAAATCGTTTTGCATATACATCTCTAAATCACTAGAGTCATATCTTTTATTATTAGCCTTAGGATAAGGTAATAATTTCATCTTTAACTGTCTAAGCATATTTTTTTTCTCCTTTTTATTTCCAAGTAAATACAAGTATCGGTAAGTAGGTTTCATTTTTTCTACTTTCACAATATTGCCCTTTGTATGAATACCCCTTCTTATGTCAAACGTACTACCATCTTCAAAGTGGTAGCGCTTTTTTGGTGTACTTGTTCCTGTATAATACCAATTAGTTGCCTGATAAATATAACCTGTATGATTAACATTAGGGTCAGCATAAGAAATAATAGCCATTGGTTGAGGTAAAAGTTTTAAACATTGACTAACAAAGTAAGATAAACAATTTTTATCTAAATCATTTGTTACAAGTCTATTGAGTTCTAAAGTTGTTACCTCAAGATCATTAAATAAACATCTACCCTTATTATACATATAGTTTGGTGGATAACCAAAAGTACAAACACCTAAAATCTGTAAATCTTTTATCAATCCAAAAGCATATGAAACACTACATCTACGTTTTGCGTAATGTTTTTTTAAAATCCATTCCATATATTCTTGTTTCAATAATCTTTTTACAGAATAATTATTCATTCAAATAATGTTGTTTGGTTCTCATCAACAGGTTTCCATTGATAATAATAAAGTTTATTCATTTTATCTCTAACAAACTTATCAGGTATCATACTTGTTTTTATTGGGTGGTGTAATTGAGCTAGGGGAACAATCATAAAATCTCCTTTATAAATTAATTTTAAGTTTGCTCTTCCATTGTAGGCTCTTTTTACATACTTGCCCTGAACACTAATTAAGTTACCATATAAAGTTGTAACTTCTTTAACTACTTCTCTTAAAGCCATTTTTTTCTCCAATGTATTTTTGCATAATATAATTAAATATTTTAGGATAAGATAAATGCCCTAGTCCAACTTCCTTCTCTACTTTGTCTTTAGACTTACCAAGCAACTCCTTATCTACTTCCATTACTACTCTTTGAGGTTCATACTCTCTTACTTTATTAACCATGTCTCATTTTCTCCTTAACAATTTGTTTTAGTTTATTTTTTTCTCTAAATATTATTTTGTAGTTTGCGTGATCTTCTCTGCACAATGGAATTAAATTTGATACTTCGTTTCTGAGACTAGGTTGCAAAGACTTACTCTCAATGTGGTGTAAATCAACTGCAACCTTTTTCTCACAATACCAACACATAATTGTATCATACTCTGAAAGACCATAATATTTTAGAAATGTGCGTTTATACTTAACCAAAATACTTTTGATGTACTTTGACAGCCTCAGCAGTAAGTGGTTCAATATCAGCAATACCAAATTGACCTGACCCCATACTTCTAGTTACAATACCTGTAATAAACATACTAGCATCAACTCTAAGTTTTTGATTACTTGGTACAGTTCTTACCTCTGTTTCTCTACTGTAACTATCATCATAAGGTGGTGGTGTTTGCATATCTCCTAGCTTTTTTAAATTACTAATATTGTAATATTGATTGCCTCGTTCTGATGTTTTCATTTCAGACATATCACAAGTGAAACTATCACCTCTTTGAAGTGAAACATATTCATTTGCATACATGGTTCTACCATCTTCAGTTTTAATATTAAAGCTAGGTCTCCCATCTTTAGTATTGTCGTAAATAGTTTTAATTATATTTTCCATTTTTTCTCCTTATTTTAATATGGAATACTCTCTGTTTTCCATACAGGTTTTTATCACTTTTTCCTCGTGATAACCATACTCAAATCCACTCATTTGATTTTGAGCAGTAAATCTACATTCCTGTAAATCTCCATAAAAGTTTTTAGCTTGAGAACCTTTTGGGTCATATACAGGAACATATGAACAGCCTGATAAAAATAATAACAATAATAGTCTTATCATTAGTTTAACCTCTGTAAAAAAAATTTTCTCTTCTTGTTAAAAATACAAAACATTTGATAGTTTCTTTCCTTCCATAGTTTGCATAAAAATTTAACAATAATAATATAAGCCTCTGGGTATGTATCAGCCAAAGGCTCAGTTATTCTTAACAACTTTCTCATTTCTCAACATGGTCAGAATATTCCATAATAAGATTTCCTATTTGGTTTTCTACCTGTCCATCAATAAATATACCTTCAGCCTCAAGTTCATTACTTATTTCTTTTTGTAATGACTCCATGCTTTTATGGTTATAATATTTTTCTGTAACCATATGGTGTATTTTACTATCAAGATAATTTTCTTGTAGTGTTTCGTTTTCAACTAAGTTAGCATTACTCATCTTGCTCATTTTTTTCTCCATTTAATTCTCTTAAAATTTTTAAGAGTTCGTTATTCATTTCAACAGATTTTTCTAGTAGTGCATCATACTCATTTAAAAGTTTGATTGCTCTATCTAAATTAGTCATTCTTTTCTCCTTCCTTTAAAGTTATTGTATCAAGATTTTCTTGATCTTTACTATCTAAGAAAATAAGTATTTCTCTTAACTTATCTTCTTTCTCCTTGTTAAAACAATGTACTTGGTCAAAACAAGGAAACCCATTTATTGTTGGTCTTGGTAATTCATGTTTGCCACCTCTAGGCATATAAAAAAAAGTATGTTCTTTTTTTATTTCAGCACCTAAACCTATGGGTAAAAAAATACATTTAATATTTAATGCCCAATTACTAGGGTTAGGGTCATAACAATCCCAAGATGTAAAAATTTTACTTGCCCTATAATCTAGAGCAAGTTTTTTGATATGATCTAATTCTTTTTTAGTAATCATTTTCTTAATTGTTTTTTATGTTCATCAATTTTTTTTTGAATATCATCTATGCTTATGAAATCTTCTTCCATAACCATAAATATTTGAAATCCTGTTTCAGCATCTTTAACTACAACAGCATTGTTGTTAGCATAATGACTTTGGATAGTATAACCTCTATAAATTAAATTAAATTCTAATTTTTCCATAATGTAATCCTTCTATATATATATGGTGATATTTGTTAAAAATTCAACAGTTAAAATACATTTTTTAAC